ACTTCTTCATCGCCTCTTGATCTTGAGTAATACCTTGGCGCTCAAGTTCATAATACACAGAAATCGGGATGCTGCCAACCTTTGTCCATTCACCCCAGCGTTCCGGCGCGGCGTTAAACTCGCGTTTGTTCTGCTCGATGATTGCCGAAACGTCCTGCTCTTTCGAGATGATCGCTTCGTCCTTCTCGGCATCGTAATCGTAAAAAGTTTTGACGCCTGTGAAAGCATCGTCGTTGATAAGGCGTTTAGTCATAAAACCCTCAATAGTTAGATGAGGGGGCGTTATGCCCCCTCACCCAAATAGACCTTCTTACGAAGTGGTCAAGTCGGCTACGATACCGTGCGCAGCTTGGTTGTTTACCTTCAAGCCATACTCGACGAGGAGCAGAGCCTTCTCGGCGTCACCGGTTTTCGCCAAGTCCATTTTCTGGATTGGACGAAGAACTGCCAACGATGCGTAGTCAGGATCGACGATGAACGCATCACGGTCGCGCTGGAAGCGGTTAGGAACAATGCTAACCGTACCGAAGTCGGACACATAAACGTCGGCTGCGCCGATGATCTGTGCCTGCTGACCAGCAGGAACGTCACGGAAACGAGTTGCGATACCGGTGAATGCAGAAGCGGCGACCTTGTTGAAAGGACCGGTCATCAGCATCTTAGGCGTACCACCCGAAGTCCAGACGCTCTGGATAACACCCTTCAACAGGGTTTCGGTGAACGCACGCTGCGTACCATCAGTACGAGCAGCAGTTGGGGTCGAGCCAACAGTTGGGTTAGCACCACCTGAGCCGAACGAAGTGTTCGAGGTCAACCATGCAGGCAGACCAGCAGTACGACGTGCAGTTGTGGTGTTACCAGCAACCGAAGCTTGGTTGGCAAGCAATGCGCTTTCCATGTCGCGCTTCAGTTCCGAACCCAGCTTTGCAAGCTGATAGGTCATTTCGTTACGACGACCAGCCTTATCGACTGCTTCAAGCGTACCGGAGATTACGACGTTCTTCGTGCTGATCTGCGTGTAGTTACCAACGCGTGAGGTTGGGTTAACAGCAGTGAACGAAGAAATGTCGTCACCTTCGAGTGCGGCGTTAGAAGCCGAGGCAGCGGCCAAAACGTCCGTCTGCCATTCGAAGTAGGTGTTCTTGACGCTCTCGCGGCCGATGTTCGAAATGAACGGAGTTTCTTCTGGCGAGATGTTATAGATAACGTTCGACAGGTCTTCACGAATACCGATAGCGGAGTACCGGGTAAAAGTATTTGCTACAATAGCCATTAGTTCACATCCTTATTAAATGAGTTTATCCAACAGGGCCGCTGCGTCTGCGACACGGCCTGTACGCGCAAGGCGCTGGGACGCTTTCTTTACATCGGAAGAACGTGTGTTGACTTGAGTACCTGAAGAACCGGGACGGACGATCCGCGCAACCTTTCTTGGCTGTGCTTTCGCTTTTTCCACTTTCTTCGAACCCTTATCAAACATCATCGCTTTGCGCAGGATTGAAACGTGACTGGCTTGAACAAGTGCACTAAGGTCGCGTTCGCTAAACCCGTTGTTTATAGCCCATTCACGAAGTTCCTTAGCTTCGCTTTGCATTGTACCTTCGTCTTTCCATTCAGGAATGACTTCGGTGAGTTTGGCGCGCTCTGACTGCACAATGTCAGCCAATGCCCGCTGTTGCTCTTTGCTCATCTCTTCCGCAATCCGCTGCTGTTCAGTATTAATAGCCTGAAGTTTAGCGGCTCGTTCCTGACGAGACTTATTCCAATGCCGTTCTAACCGCGCCGCCTCAATGGGGTCTTCATTATAAAGATTGTCCCAATCAGGCTCAGCCTCGGACTGCACCTCAAGTTGCGCTTTAAGCGCCGGTAGCAGTTCCGCGTATTGAGCGCGTTCCATTCGGATCGCTTCGGCCTCACCGTGGAACGACTTGCGTTCTTCGGCTAATGCCTGAGTTTTCCGTGTGTAATCCGAATAACGAGAATAACCTTTCCGAAGTTCGTCAAGGGTGACTTCCAATTCTTTGCCATCATCTTTTACCTTGATGACTAGATCGTCAGGAAGTTCCTGTTCGATAACCTCTTCTGTGTTGTAATCTTCATCCGGGTCAGACTCTTCGGCTTCATCTTCTTCCGAGTATTCCTCGGCTTCAGGTTCTTCCTCATAGCCCTGAGCCTCTTCAGGCTCTTGCGCCTCGGCCTCGTCTTGGGTATCCTCATCAGGGCCAAGCAATTGGTCGATGGCTAGTGTTGCTTCGTGGAGGCCGATCCCACCACTGGGGTTGCCGACTTGTTCCGTCATATAGCACCTTCTTTATTAAATGTTAACTCCTCGATTTGGCGACTAAGCCGTCGTCAAGGATTGCCTGTAGGCGGGCTTTCAACCGCTCAAGTCCTTTGAGCGTGTGAAACATGTCAGAGCGGGAGCCGTAGTCAGTATGAGCCGACCTGCGCCACTCTTCAAAAATATCTCTTTCCACTGCGTCGAATGCCTCCTTGAGAATCTCATCCTCAAGAAGGCGCTTGGCGTGGTTAGCTTTTGTCATTGGGTCCATTAAATCAACGGCTCGTATCTAGGGTTAGTTACCATTGCGGGCTGTGCTTGGGGCGCTGCCATAATCGGTGGCGCTTGGGTAGGGGTAGCCGCAGAGTTAAGGAGGCCGTACCCCGGCTGGAAGAACATCGCTTCCGGACCGAAACCATACCGCTCATAATCTAAGATGGTTGGATTGGCGCGCATGTCTCGGCCTGTGCCAAGACCTATGCCCGCGCCTGCACCGAACGGGGAAACATATGGCACCCCTGTGCCTGCACCGCCATCTCCGGCCAGAAGGTTCTTTAGAAGATCGGCTCCGATACTACCGATGGATATAAGCTGGGGTACGTTTAGGCCAGTGCCAAGAACACCGCCCTTGTCCGTCAGCGCCGGATCGGGAGTTGGAACCTGCGGTATACCGAGCGCAGGGAGCAATGGGCCAATAGCCGCGAGTTCATCGGGAACGACAGTTTTTGGTATAGGCCGGTTGCCGCTCACGACAATATCTTCGTTCGCAGGTCCTGTCAGCGTTGGGTCCATAGCTAGTTCAGTGAGCGCAGGTAGTGTCGCGGCCACCGACCCGCCTAGGCCAATCAAGTCTTTGGAGACAGATGTAGGGTCAAACCCGCCGACAGGATTTATTGGGCGGTACGCGCTAACAACGATGTCTTCTTTCGGCTGTTCTGTTACGGCCTCTTCTGTTGTAGGCTGTGGCTTTGGTGTAGACTGCGCCAGTGTTCCGTCAAGAATGGCCTGAACAGGAACGGGGACGGCGGATGCGAAGGGGAGGCCAGAGCCTGAAGCACCCGTGTACCCGCTAACGACAATAGGTTTAACCGCGGCTTCGGCAGGTGGTTGTACTGGTTCTTGTACAGGTTGCTGCGTCGGTGTTGGCTGTGCGGATGTTGGCGAACCGCCACTCGTGACACCCGATGCCGCACCTTGGAGTAACCCAGAAGCCGTGCCCTTTGCAAGATTGCTTAGGGCGTTAACAACGATGTCGCCGCCTGCTTCAGTAGCGGCCTGCTTGGCGAGTTCCGGTATCAACGCGTTCTTAACAGCATCGCCCGCATTGCTAAGTACGCCACCAACAGCCTCGTTAAAGCCTGTCACGTTGCCAAGGCCCGCAGTCGCGCCAGAGATAAGCGCGGACTTGAGCGGGTCGTTACCCGCTAGGAAACCACCAAGGCCTCCTGCCGCAGCGCCTGCCGCAATCTGAACACCGAGGCTTGCCCCGCCTGTTGCGATGGCGGCAGCGATAGGTAGCGCCACGCCCGCGATGTCGCCTACTATACCAAGGCCGTTCGGGCCTTTGTTCTCGGCTACGCGTTTGTACTGGCCAGTGGCGGGGTCAAGGACTTCGACACCCCAGTATGCGTTCTTGGGGTCGGCGAGAGTAAGGTCATTGGCTTGCTTGAATACGTTGCGCAAGCCTTCTTCACCTGCACCCGCGTACACAACGCTGCCGTCTGTGCCGCCTTTAACGAGGCGGTATGCGGCGTTTTTATCTACTGGTACAAAGCCCGGTGTTGCAGCATCGCCGTAACGCGCAGGCAAACCTAGTTCGTTTGCAAAATAATAACCGGTCTGTCCGCCACTTCGCTGGCTTGTAATTGGGTCAAGGTTCACACCTTGGCTGGGGGCTACGTAAGGATTGACGTTCAGTATAGCTTGTTGGCGTGCAGCTTTCGTCCGGCTTGGGCCAGCGCCAACGCCTCCTGTATACGCGCCACCCTGCTCCGGACCACCGAGCATAGGATTGGCGAGGTCAACGCCGACTGCTTCCGCGCCAAGCAAGGGACCGCCGAGGCCGTAATCACTGAAGGCCATATCCTGTAGGGGTATAATCGCTACCATTACATCATCCCTTCTGGTGGCATTTCTGGTTGCATCGGCATTTCAGTCGGCATCTGCGCTTGCTGAACCGCCTGCGCCATCTGCGCGTTTTGCTGGGCCTGTTGAGCCTGCACGGCTGCTCGTTCCATTTCGCCCTGCTGGCGTAGGAACTCACGGTCACGCTGCATCAACGCTTCGATGTTGGCCGTGTTGACCTGCGCGCCGTATTTGGCTTCAATCTCGGCTGCCTTAATCATCATATCGGCATCGAGTTTGTCGCGCTCACGGTCGTCCTTGCGCAGCATCTCTTCGCGCTGCAACTCAAGTTCTGCGGCCTTCTTCTGGATGTCAGCGCGGATTGCTTCCATCTGAACCTGCGACAGCATCTCTTCCGGTGTCGGCTGCGGTGGTGCAGGCGGTGGCGGAGGTGGCATCATCGCTGGGTCTTTGAAGAACACAGTCGGGTCTTTGAATCCAGCCAGCGCCATCATCTGAGACAGCGTGTTGTAGTAGCCCTGCATGTCGGCCAGCGGTGCGCCCATCTGCATGAGCATCTCTTGCTTGGCTGCGACTTGACCCAAGAACGCCATCTTCTCTTCGTTGCTGCCAGTACCGATAGCGACGTTGACGACGACATCCATGTTTGTATCCCACACACGTGGGTCAATCGGCACGAACGTATTGCGCAGACGCACCATGCGCGGAGCATCTTGGTTCTTGGCGATAAGCTGCATCGACTTGTGGAACAGGCTCTTCATGCCCGTCTCGGCGAAGATACGGCAAATCAGTTCAATATGCTGCGCCGCAGCAGTAATCGTGGCTGCGACCGCAGCGCGGGTTGAAGACTGGAGTGCGTTCGCATCAAGGCCAGATGCGGCCTTGGAAATACCTGTGCGGTTCTCGCGCAGTTCGTCCATGTACTGCAACATAGGGAAGGCTTGCGACCCGACGAACGGCATCGTGAATGGCTGCACCATACCCGGTGCGCGCATACGGATGATGCCACCGACTTCGGTGTTCATTACGTCTTCGATGTTGACTTGGCCTTCAACGACACCCGTGCGTGGGTGGATCGACTGAGCCAAGCTGTCCAGCGTGTTACGAAGGATATTCGACTTGATAAGCTGAATGTCCATCGTCACGTCGGCAATCGACATACCGAAGAATGTGTGTGGCTCTGGATCGGGGCAGAAGTCTACGAACGGAATAAAGTCACAAGGTTCCCAGTGCAGTATCTTGTTGGCCGTGCCAGCAACGCAGACGCGGCAAAGTTCCGCGATCCCGTCGCCGTCCATGTCAACATACACATAGCCCTCAATGTAGAGGACTTTACGCGATGTCGTATCTGTGCGGCCGGTGATTTGAACAAACGCTTGCGGGTTACGGTCGAAGGTTTCTGGGTTGCCTTCAAAGTCGTCGAGCGTTTCGAAGCCAAGGTCTTGAACCTCATCGAAATCGTAGCCCATCTTCACAAGATCAGACACGGTAACGTAACGGCGGTGGGCTACAAATTCGGCGGTTTCAATAGAACGCGCACGGCGGTCAATCAGAAACTCTTCGGGCGGTACGGATTGAACGCGCAGGCGGCCCTTCTCTGTTGTGCGGACAACGGTGCAGTCGTAGGTCGGCGGTGTCTGCTGCATCATTTCGCCCATCGGCGTCATGGTCATAGTTTCGCCGTAGGTGATTTCTACGTTCTTAACTTCGACGGTAGGGTCGGACTGAAGTACCGAGAAGGTAGCCTCATCCAGACCCGTGAAGTAGTGGGTTGTGACATCTTTCTCGGTATCCCACCAGACTTTCATGATACCGTTCTTACGGATCAGGGCATCCTTGAATGTGGAGTAGCATTCGCTGAATAGGTTGTTATCTCGTGTCAGGCAGTAGTTGACGTAATCCGTTGCTTGCTGCGCAGTGGCCACATCTTCTGGGCCGTTCGGCGCAAACTCGACGACGTTGCTTGCCGCGAAAAATACTTTCATGATCGACGGCATCATGGCCTGTACAGTATCCCGTACATCCATTGACATCGCCTGCGACCGGCCTTCCTCTTCGTTGCCGAAA